ACTTCGTAATAGGATTTTTATTAGGTTATTTTTTAAAAGAGATTGTATCTTATCTTAAAAGACTAAGTCAATGGGATTGGGATAATCGTAAATCTTGGGATAAAGAATGGGATTGGATTACACCGATCCAGGAAGATGATCTTCCATAATGTCTAACGGTAACGGCTTTACTACTAAGGAATACTTGCAATTAATTAAAGAAGAAGTTGATATTGCTAATAAGCGTATTGACGAACTTCATGAAAAAATAAATAAATCACCAACACGTCAGGAGATTTTAGGTTGGCTTGTTGCAATTACGAGCAGCGCAGCTTTCCTCAATAGTATAATGTAACCTATGCAAGGTTACTCTTTATATTGGAATATATCTAAACGCATGATTGCTGTATTTATAGCACAAGCATTAAGTGTTATAGGTGCAGGATCACTTATAGGTATTGATGTTATACAATCATCATTACTTGCAGGGCTATTAGGTGTAGCTAATGTACTAGAAATCTTAGCAAGGAAATACCTAAATGATGGGCAACTTACAATCGAGGAAGTTAATCAAGCATTTGGTATTTTAGATAGCAAGACACATAATGATATGAATGGGAGAGAAATATAATGGCAGATCCATGCTGCGGTGGTGGTTGTTGCGGAACTAAGTAAGTTCCGTGCTACACAAATTTAATACACTTGTTCGCTTATGTATTGTTGCGTTCTTAATAATTCCTTTTCCTGTACTTGCAGATCATGTACCTACGCAACCTGCTTATGGTCAAGATCTTACAACAGATAATAACGCAGGAACTATAACTATTGGTATATTGGGTTCTGATGGGTGGGAAGATAGTCCACCTGAAAATTACACAATATTTTTTAGTGGTAGTAGTGGTATAACTGAAACAAATAGCTTTTGTGTAACAACTTCTTTTGGTCATCAAACAAACACCTGGCAATATTATACATTTAGTAATGATGATTTAAAATATTACTTTGCAGATCTAGCAGGAAAAAACTTTTATTTTAGAATAAGAAGTAATAATGAAACAGATAATATTGTTTCTACTCTAACTACTGAAAGTGTTTATAACATTTATGCAGGTCCACCATTTGAATTTAACCAAACAGATTGGTCAGCACCTACAGGAACAGACGCTTGTAATCCTTATGTAGTTACTACTACAACCACAGTTGCACCTCCAACAACAGAATCTGCAGCACAAGAAGAAGTAGTAGAGGAAGAAACTACAACTACTAGCAGTACTACAACTACAACACAACCACCTCCGCCTCCTCCTCCGCCACCTACAACAACTACTACGTTGTATGTAGTAGTGAACGAAGATGGTAGCACATCAGAATATACTGAAACAGAAGTAGAAGATGGAACTGTAGATCGTGATAATCAACGTAAAGATAATGAAGATAAGTATGGTTGTTACATGACAGACGCACAAATAGAACGTGGTGATTGTGACATACCTAAAGAAGAAGAAGTAGTAGAAGAAAAAGAAGAAGAAGTTATAATAAAAGAAGATGAAAAAGAACAACCAGATACCGAAGAAGTCATTTCTGATGATGATGTTGTGGTACCTGAAGTGGTCGTTGAAGATAAAGATGAGGATTTTTTTGATGAACCTAAAGAGGAAGTTATAGAAGATGAGTTGGATCAAGAGATACCAGGAGATGACGACATCAGAGAAGAGGGAATTCAAGAGGAAGATGACAAAGACCAGGATAATAAAGAAGAAGAAATAAAAGAGGAGGAAGAAGTTGAAGAGACAAAAGAGATCATACTGGAACCAGAAGAAGAGCCAGAAAAATTTGAAGAGCAAACTGTACAAGATCTTGTAAAAGACATTGAAGAAGTAGAGCTAGAAGATCTTGAAACAGAGCAGGTTATCGAAGTACTTACTGAAGTTGCTGATGTCGGAGTGGAGAATCTTACAGAAGTTAGCGAAGATGTACTTGAAGTTGTAAGTCAGGTAGTAGAACAATCTATACAAAAAGCAGAAGAATTAACTGAAGAGCAAGTAGAAGTAGTTGCAACTGTACTTAATTTAGAAGATAAGAATGACGTAAAGGTTATAGCTGAAGCTGTAAAAAATGACGAAGCAGTGGCAGAAGCTGTTGAAGAATATGTAGAACGTGCAGTAGAAAACAAAGATGTAGAAGATTACACACTTGCTGATGTTGTGACAGAGATACAAACTGAACAATTCCTTGCAGATCCTATTGGTGCATTTACTGATATAAATATACAAGAGATAGATCTAGGTGCTATTGGTAACGATATGACTAACGATCAAAAAGAAAAAGCACAAGAAGTTGTAGTACCAGTTATCATAGCTTCGCAAATTGTGGCTAGTGTGCAAGTCGTACCAGTTAGAATGAGACGTAGGATATGAAGTACATAAAGAAATTTTTTAATTGGTTATCAGAAATAATCAAAGAGACAATAGCACAAACATTTACTTTGCTAGGTTTTTTTATAGCATGGCTAACATTAACTGGCACAGCTAAGGACATAGTTGGAGTTGCTATAATAATAAGTATAGTTTTATGGTTGTTAACTATAGGACTACGTAAAGATAAAGACGATCAACCGAAAAAGAAAGTGAGCAGATAATGCCATACGATAAAAAAGGTAAGAAAAAAAGATACTCTTCTAAGAGAATCAAAAAGATGAAGTAGCTATAATATAGTATGGCAAAAAGTAAACCAGTATGGGACAAACCACGTCCCAAAGATCTAGGAAAATCTAAAAAACTTACACCTTCACAAAAGGCAAAGGCAAAAGCTAGAGCTAAAGCTAATGGTCGTAAATATCCTAATATGGTGGACAACATGTGGGCAGCTAGCAGGTAGGATCATACGAAAGTATCTTGTCCTAAATGCGGACAACCTCTTCTTGTCAAAAACAGTAAATTATACTGTACAAATCCCCAATGCAAAGACTATACTAAGGTTAAGTAAACAGGGAGAATAATGAAAATACAAGTTGTTCGTACACAGTTCGGCATAGACGCTACTAATGGTCTTATGTATATTGACGGTAAGTTTGAGTGTTATACACTTGAAGATCAATATCAAGCAGTAAAAGTAATGCACGAAACCTGCATACCTGAAGGTACATACGATATAAAGTTTAGAAAAGTTGGTGGATTTCACCAGAAATACAGTGCAAGATATAAGAATGCACACTACGGAATGTTAGAATTACAAAACGTTCCTGGATTTCAATACATACTTATACACTCTGGGAATACGGACGAGCATACATCAGGTTGTATTTTGACAGGTAACACACAACAAGATCTTGATCTAGGTAAAGACGGTATGATTGGACAATCACGCATAGCGTATCAAAACATGTATGCAAAGGTTGCAAAAGTATTACTACAAGGTAAACCAGTTACATTAGAAGTAAGTAAGATAAATTTAGATGGTGCTGCCGCACCAGAACAAAGTTCCGATAGTAAAACGTTGGATTCTATTCACGAAAAAGTGACACGAATTGACGCTAAACTACAGGGAAGACCAATAATATAGACTGGAGATAATATGAGTGATGAACTCAAAGCACTTATCGAAAAAGTTGTATGGACATTCATTGAAGCATTTGGTTCTGCTTTACTTGTAGGTCCTGCACTCGACTTAGACATTACAGCAATCCAAGCTGCAGCAATTGCAGGTGGTGGATCAGTGATAGTAGTACTAAAAGAGTATGCAAAAAAACAACTCGCAGGTAAGTAAACTTACTGCAACCCAACAGGACGTAGCACACAACGAAGTTAAAGATACACCAAGTCACCCCAATGGTTGGGAACCTGGCGTAGAATTTAATTACAAAACTAAGACAGGCACAATAACAACAAGAGCTATGGACAATGCTAGTCCAGAGTTTAATGATCTTCTTAGATCGTGGGGATTCGATCCTGATAAGTATTCTATTCTAAATGACACTATTCGTGTAAGCACGTGGGATATGAATATGGGCAAAGGAGACGTGCAACAAGCATGGGCATACAAAGCACAGATTGTTTACAAAGAACATGCACTAGACAAAGAAGATTATGATCGTATATCTAAGTGGATCCAGACTTACAAGCGTAAAGCTAAACCTAAAGTAACAAAACCTAAAGCTAGTTTTTTTGTTGCTATATCTGATCTACAGTTAGGCAAGCGTGATGGCGGTGGTACTGAAGCTATTGTTAATAGATTTTTAGAAAAGATAGATACAGTACGTGATCGTTATAACTTCTTGCGTAAAGCAGGAGTGCAGCTAGATCAGTTAACAGTTGTAGGATTAGGTGATATAGTCGAGGGCTGCGTAGGATTTTACCCACAAGCAATGGGACCGAACGGAGTCGAACTTGATTATCGTAATCAAATGAAGTTAGCTAGAAGACTTATTGCTAAAGCATTAGTTGAATGGTCAAGAGACTTTGATGTAGTTGTAGTAGGTGCAGTACCAGGTAATCATGGAACTAAAAGAATTGCAAAGAATCTTGCACCAACAGGTGAGATGGACAACTATGACATAGAAGTGTTTGAACAGATTGCAGAAATATTTGCAGATAAACCACAGTACAAACATGTAAAGTTTGTTATACCAGATGAACCACACTTATCATTAAATGTATGTGGCACAAACATGAGCTTTACTCATGGACATCTTGCAGGTTACAGTGGATCGGTAGAAAATAAACTAATGAACTGGTGGAAGAACCAGACATTTGGTGGATTCCATGCAGGATCCAGTGACATTCTTGTGACAGGTCATTACCATCATCACCGTGAATTACATGATGGACGCACCTGGATCCAGGTACCTAGCTTAGATGAGTCAACATGGTTTGAGCAGCAAGCAGGTAAGAAAACCAAACAAGGTGTAATGACTATGGTTATAGATCATAAAGGACACAATAATAAAGAGATAGTATAAAGCAAAGCGGACTCACAGGTCCGCTTTATTGCTTGTGGGAAGGAGTTGTCTAACGTTATGACACGTAAGATAACTATATCCACAGATTACTGCATGCTATAATAGTTGTCAAGTCAATTCATTGGTCAGAGGTTTCCTCCTTTACTCTGATCCTTGACACCAGATCATAACTTCGATCTGGTGTTTTTACTATAAATTCTTTACGATTCTGTATTTATGCTATATAATTAATAGTGGGAGGTAGTAATGACTGCAATTAATACTACGTTTGATGATAACTTTATGTTGTCAGAACTTGTACAATCAGTTGGTGAGACTGGTAGAGGATTTGTTGTAATACATAAGAACAGTCCTAAGTACATAGACAGCACAGGTGAGTTACGTGACTGGTTACACAGACATGGTTTATATATATACCATTTTGAGAACTGGAATAACGTTATACATTATGTATTTGTTAGATCAGAACGCGGCGGCGATTAAGTTATGAACTTATTTACAAGTCAAAAGGAGATGAAGAAGTGGGCGATAGCTATGGCTAACGCATGTGGTGGACAAGAAGTGTCACAGACATCTATTAAACTTAATAAAATTAATCCAAAAAAAGTAGAAGATTTAACAACAAAGTTTGTAACTGATTACAACGAAATGATGAATGCTGCTTTAGCTATAGGAGAACAAGAATGAGCGCACCTGATCCAATGGACAGAGATGTAAAAGTAATGTTTAGTGATCTAAGTACACGTGATTATATAATTACTGCTAGTAATTTAAAAGAAGCAGAAGAAGTATTTGATACAATATTTAATCACATGGAACAAAGTATTACAGATATTTTAAAACAATATAGTGTTGGCAAAAAAACAAAAGTGTGGGTAGAATACCACATAGATAAAGTACAAGACATGAATGAGGAGGAGAACGACTAATGGCATGGCAAGACGAATACGATTTAGTAGAAGATAGACTTAGAAAATTTTGGGAAGATAATCCTAATGGTAGAGTCAGCACAGAAATTTTATATATAACAGATGATCATAAGTCTGCTGTATTTAGAGCAAGCATATATAAAGATATTGCAGATGAAGTACCAGTATCAACTGGTATAGCACAAGACCAACATGGACCAAAAGGTGCAAACCAAACATCATGGATAGAAAATGGTTCAACTTCAGCAGTTGGTAGAGCATTAGCTAATTGGATTTACGCAGCAAAGAAGAGACCATCAGTCACAGAAATGCAGAAGGTGGAGAACTTGTCGGACAGTCAAGTTACCAAGAGTGCAGCTAAAACTGGCAACAGC